ACGCGCACATCGACAACGTCAATGTCGAGCGCACCGGCAATGTCGGCAATCGTATCTACGCGCCAATTGGGCGCGTCTCCAGAAAACCATCGGGAAACCTGACCTTTGTCGGCCGGGATGGCGTCGGCCAGTTCCTGCATCTTAAAGCTGTTTTGTCGCTTCTTCTCCATGATTACAGCCTGGAATACGCTGCGCACAAGAGAGCGCAGAGAAAGGCGGTCATAGGTCTTGAGATGCGATTTTGTGTCAGTCGTCATCATTGTCCATATCCGTATAGACATGCCCGATGTAATCATTCAGATCGTTTGATCTCACCGGCTCTTTATCCGGGATAAATCGCTCCCATTCCGATATTACTTCAGCCGAGATTGCGTCGAAACCTCGCTTTGGAACCTCATGTTTGTCGAGCATGAGGAGTCCGACAAACATATCCCTCGCCAAGAAGCGCCCGTATAGCCGCCAGCCTGGCGGTGGCTTTCGAAAGCAGATGGCCCAGACATCGTCATAGCCCTCAAGCTGTTCAAGTTCAGGGCCGCGGCCTCGCGGCCATTCTCTGCGTTGACGGCTGACATTAAAGTGCCAGCCCGACAAATATTGGGTCAGCAGTGCATCGGCGGTGGCATCTGCGAAATGGGTGGCGACCTGGCCGCCATCTAGGATGCGGTTCGGCTCTTCCGATACGTAAACGCGCCGCCGCAACTCCTGTCCGGTGGGCCTCCTCGGTTCACGCAGCGCCAAGCCTGCGCGGGTAGCATGCCCGCATTCTATGGGAGTTGATGAATAAGTCAACTTTCAACCGTGCTCCGAATTGGAGCTTTGCACGATCTGCGCGCGAGTTGAAAGTGGCCGTAGCTAGCGACCGCAGTTCGCTCCGGTGATCACCGCCCCGCAGTCGATGTTGGTCGTCTGCGACGTGTAGTTGACCAGCTTGCCGTCCTTGCCGAACTCGAAACTGACGGTGGCCGAGGACCCCTTGGCGCCGCCGGCGAAGAGGCCCACGACGGGCACGAAGCTCGCGGCCTTTGGGTGCGCGTGCATGCTGGTGTAGCGGATCGTCCGCTTGCCGGTCGCGTCCCGCTCGTCGGAGTTCGGCTTGCCCAGCTTGGCGATCACATCGTCGGCCGTGGCGGTCCCGACACTGAACTGCGAGGCATCCTCGATGGTCACGGGCTTGGCTTGGGCCTGGGCGCCGGCCAGAACGAGCGCCGCGGCGGCGGCGAGGGCGAGGCGGGTTTTCATTTGAACAGCTTCCCCAGCAGCCGCCACACGCTGACGGTCCTGCGATTGTAGAGGCGGTTGTAGGCCGCCCGTTTCGGGTTGGTGAGCCACCCGGCGCCGCGCGGGGCGTGCAGGTGCAGTTTGGCGCGGAGGATGCGCTTGGGCGACGTGCGCGCCGCGAGGCTTTTTCGAACGCTCGGCTTGCGGATGTGGAAGAAGCTCTTCCGACGGCCCATGTGATTCCCCCGCCGCAACTCTATGGGTGTGGCGCGGTGTAATGCAATCGCATGCGGGGCCGGCGCGCAACGGGAAAAGCCGATGGCCTTTCTCGGCGCGCCCTTGAAACCGGACGGGTTTTGAAGCAACCTCGCTTAATCGCACTAGGTGCGCTCGAAGGCTAAGCCTCGCGCCCTTTCTCCCGATCCTAAATCGCTCGCCGGCCAGCGCGCCGGCCTTTGGCGCGTGGGGCTGCATGAACGTCTTTCCCACGCTGCCTGGCCAGACCTTCATGCTCAGCAAGGGGCCAAGTTGGACGACCACAGTCAAAAGGTCGGCCTCCGGGCGCTTGGTGCGCGCCTCGCTGCAGGCCGCGCCGATCTGGAAGTTCAAGATCGCCTACGAGTACCTGCGCGACAGGCCGCCGTCCCAGCAGGAACTGCAGAGCCTGCTGGCCTTCTTCAACGGCCAGCAGGGTCAATACGGCAGCTTCTACTTCCTCGACCCCTACGACAATGCGGTGACCAACCAGCAGATCGGCGTCACCGACGGCGTGTCCACCAGCTACCAGCTGAGCCGCACCGTTGGAGGATCCTCGCCGACGCCGTTCGTCGAGCCGGTCTACGGCGTGGTGGGCGTCCCGCAGGTGTTCCTGAACGGGGCGGCGGCCACCGCCGGCGTCGGGCCGTTCGGCACGATCACCTTCCAGACCGCGCCCGCCGCGGGCCAGGTCATCACCTGGACCGGCCAGTTCTACTTCCTCTGCCATTTCACCCAGGACGACCTGCAGCCGGCCCAGATGGTCAAGGGGCTGTGGTCGCTGACCGACGGCCTGACTTTCGAGAGCCTGTTGCCGTGAAGCAGGCCAGCTCCAACCTGATCTCGTTCCTGGAGAACGCGACCGAGTTCGTGCGCGCCGACCTCTACACCTTCACGCTCAATGGCGGCGCGACGTCGCTACGCTACTCCGGCGCCAACCTGGCCATCTCCGCCATCGTCAACAACCCGAGCGGCGTGGGCACGAGCGCGACCTGGAACCTCGGGCCGCCGATCAGCGACGCCGGCGTGCAGTCGACCCGCGGGGTCAACGCCTCGACCGTCGACGTCACCATCCTCGGCGGGGACGGGCGCTTCACGGTGCAGGGCGAGGACATCCTCGACTTCATCGAAAACTTCGGCCTCGACGGGGCCACGGCGCGCATCGACCGGGCCTTCGCTGACAGCTGGTCGACCATGGCCACGACCGGGCCCATCGGCACCTACTGCCGCTTCGCCGGCTACGTGTCCGAGGCCAAGGAGCTCGGCCAGACCCAGGCTGTGGTGACGATCTCCAGCTGGCTCGATGTGCTCCAGACCCCGTACCCCGCCGAGGTGTTCCAGACGTCCTGCCTGAACTCCTTCTGCGACCCCAACTGCGGGCTGAACATCGCCAACTTCAGCCAGACGGGTCACGTCGTCAGCTCGTCCTCCTCGACGGTGTTCCAGACCAACCTGAGCGTCGCCGACGGCTTTTACACCCTGGGCGTGGTCACCTTCACCAGCGGCCCCAACGCGGGCGTGTCGCGCTCGGTGAAGGTCAGCGCGGCCTCGGGCGCCTTGATCACGCTCACCGCGCCGCTGCCCGCCATCCCCGCCGTGGGGGACGCCTACACCATCAGCCAGGGCTGCGCGCTGTCGATGGCGGCCTGCCAAGGCTTCAACAACCTCTTGCGGTTCCGGGGCACGCCGTTCGTGCCGCCGCCGACGACGGGCTTGGCGTCGTGACCGCGGATCGGGCCCGGGTGGTCGCCGAGGCCATGACCTGGCTGGGGACGCCCTACCACCACCACGGCCGCCTCAAGGGCGTCGGCGTGGACTGCGCCGGCCTGCCGCTGGCCGTCTATGCCGAGGCCGGCCTTATCCCCGAGACCGACGTCGGCCACTACTCGCCGCAGTGGCACCTGCACCGCTCCCGCGAGGTCTACCTCGAATGGGTCGAGCGGCTCGGGCCGCGCCAGATCAGCCACGACGAGATCCAGGCCGGCGACTTCCTGATCTGGCGCTTCGGCCGGACCTTCAGCCACGGCGCCATCGCCCTGGACGAGCGCCGAGTGATCCACGCTGTCGCGCGCGCCGCGCACGTCATCATCGAGGACAGGACGCTGGCCGTGGACCTTCGCGCCAACCCGATGCGCGCCTTCAGCTTCTGGAAGGCCTGACATGGGTCCCGACAGCCATACGGATCAGACGAAGTACGTCGGGATCATCGTTCAGAGCAGCCTCAAGGGCATCGGCATCCCCAAGCTGTGGGGGACCAACAAGCTCGGCTGCAACATGGTCGATTACCTCGACTTCCAGGCCACCCAGAGCAGCTCTGGCGGGAAGGGCGGCGGCGGGTCGACCTCCTACACCTACAAGGCCACGCTGGTCCTGGTGATCTGCCAGGGCGGCGGGGGCTCTGGCATCGTCGGGGTCCGCACGATCTACAAGGACAGCGCCATCTACACGGCGACGTCCAGCGGGTCGAAGGAGGTCAACGGCTCGACGGTCACCATCAGCTCCAAGACCCCGGAGCAGGCGGCCGGCATCACCCAGATCTTCAACGGCGCCATCGGCCAGGCGCCGTGGAGCTATCTCGAGACCGACGCGCCGACGCACGCCATCGGCTATTCGGGCATGGCCTACGCCGCGGCCTACCACTACCCGCTCAACGAATCGGCCACCGCGCCGAACCACAACTTCGAGGTCCAGAGCGCGATCCGGGCCACCGTCAACGGCACGGTGATCGACGACGCCAATCCGGCCGACATCGTCAACGACCTGCTGCCCGACGTGCCCCGCTGGCCGGCCGGCGCGATCGCCGACCTGACCAGCTACAGCAACTACTGCATCGCGCAGGGCCTGTTCCTGTCGCCCATCGCCGACAACGGCCGCCAGGCCTCCGACCTGCTGACCGAGATCCTGACCGCCACCAACTCCGACTGCTTCTGGTCGGGCGGTCAGCTGAACATCGTCCCGTACGGCGACACCGCGATCACCAACAACGGCGTCACCTGGACGCCGAACCTGACGCCGATCTACGCCCTCACCTGGGACGACATCGTCCCCAACAGCGACGGCGAGGACCCGATCCAGTGGGATCTGAAGCGTCCGGCCGACGCCTACAACTACGTCCAGGTCGGCTTCACCGACCGCTCGCAGCAGTATGCCGAGGACACGGCCACAGCGGTCGACCAGGCCAACATCAACACCTTCGGCAAGCGCCAGCAGTCGCCCGTTTCGCTGCTGTCGATCTGCGACGCCGGCATCGCCAACACCGTCGCCCAGCTGATGGTGCAGCGCTCGGCCAATGTGCGGCGCACCTGCCAGTTCTACGTCTCCGAGCTATTCGGCCTGCTCGATCCGATGGACCTGATCACCGTGCCGCTGAGGAACGGCGGCGCGCGCTTGGTGCGCATCGTCGAGGCCAACGAGCAGGACGACGGCCTGATCGAGATCCAGGCCGAAGAGATGCTGGTCGGCACCGCCCACGCGGCTCAGTACACGCGCCAGGACGCCCTCGGCATCCCCGCCAACTATGCGGTCGATCCGGGCGACTCCAACCCGCCGGTGATCATCAATCCGCCCATGTCGCTCACCGGCGGCCAGTACGAGGTCTGGCTCGGCACGTCCGGCGGTCCGAACTGGGGCGGCGCCGTCGTCTGGGCCTCGTTCGACGGCGACAATTACCAGCAGGTCGGCACGATCAACCAGCCGGCCCGCTATGGCGTCACCACGACCGATTTCCCGGCCCACGCCGATCCGGACACGACCGATGTCCTTGGCGTCAACCTGATCGCCTCAGGCGGCTCCCTGACCTCGGCAACCCAGGCCGACGCCGACAACCAGGTCACGCTCTGCGCCGTCGGCAGCGAGGTAGTCGCATTCTCCACCGCCACCCTGACCGCGGCCAACACCTACAACCTGTCGGGCTATATCCGGCGGGGGCTGCAGGGCACGACGATCGCCGATCAGCCGGCCGGGTCCGAGTTCCTGCGGCTCGACAACACCGTCGCCGTGGTGCCCTACAACTCCGCCCAGGTCGGCAAGACCATCTGGATCAAGCTGCAGAGCTTCAACGTCTACGGCAACGCCTACGAGGACCTCGACCTCTGCACCGCCTACGAGTTCATCGCCCAGGCCAATGGCACGGCAGTAGGGCAGGTGGAGTGGACCGAAATCCTCGGCGTGCCCGACGTGCTCTCCAGCTACGTTTCCAGCGGCGGGACCGCCAACAACACCAACAACGTCGGCAACCTCTCCGCGGCGCAAGTCGAGGCGCTGCCCGAGGACGTCACGGCCGCCCAAACCGCCATCACCGCCAATGCGCAGAACATCGCGCAGGCCATGCTGCTCGGCGCGGCGAACGCGGCGTTCAACCAGTCCCTGGCGACGCTTAACGGCGAGCCCGTAGGGACCGTGCTCCAGCAGTACCAAACCCAGCAGAACGCCACCAACCAGCAGTACGCGGCGAACTTCACCCTGCTGGGGGCCAAGACCGCGTCGGGGACCGCCTGGGCCTTCAACGGCAACACCGTGCTCAGCGACGGCGTCACCAGCCTGGCGACGTTCCAGAACTACGTGGAGAACTGCCTCGGCACGAGCCCGCCGACCATCGCGAGCATCGAGAGCACCGTCAGCGGCCAGACCGCCCGCATCACCCTGTCGGTGAACTCGAACGGCCAGGCCGTCGGCTTCAGCATGGGCACCAGCGGCGTCCCGACGTCCGACTACTTCGACATCATCAGCTCGACCTTTCGGCTGATCGACGAGAGTTCGGGTCAGACGCTTATCCCGCTGAGCTACACGAACGGCGCCTGGACCTTCAACGCCAACGTCACAATCAACGGAAACCTGATCATTTCCGGGTCGATCGGGACGAGCGCGTATGCCGTCAACAGCATCTCGGGCGCGGCGGCGACCTCAGGCAACTCCAACGGCGGAAGCCAGGGCGGCAACGGCTCGTCAACGCCGATCTGCTCGATCACGGTCACCACCTCGGGCGGCCTGGTCGACATCGACGGCTTCGCTTCGATGCTCGTGGCGTCTGGGACCGCGCCGATCAACTCGACGGTGATCCTGCAGTGCGACGGCGTCACGCTTCAGAGCTTCGCCAACTACCTGCAGAAGACCTACTTCAGCCAGACCTATGTGGGCTGGCAGCACAACCCAGGCGCCGGCCAGCACACCTATGCGCTGCTCGACGGCGCCGGCAACGGCGTGACGACCGCCCATTACGGCTACTTCCTCCGCGTGCAAGAAGAGAAGACCAGCCGATGAGCTACTCGGTGATCACGCACTACGACGCCGAGGGGAACGCGGTGGGCCATGTCCGCTGCCAGACCCAGCACATCGCCGACCACCCTATGCCGCCTTGGGTGGCGCGCCAGGCGATCGAGCACATCGCCGAGAGCGCGCCTTCGCCGCCGCCGGCCATCCCCACGATCGACAGCGGTGTGGCGAAGGTGGGCGTGCGCCCGCACACCGTCGCTCGACCGACCTTTCCCCAAGTCGCCGGGGGCTGAGCCTTGACCGTATCGACGCCCGCCAGCCCCTCGCTTCTGGACGACGGGGCCGCGACCTTCAGCGCGACCGGCTTCGGCCAGGTCTCTGGCGCTGCGGCCGTGGTCAATCTCGGCGCCCTGTCGGCGTGGAACGGCGCGGCGGTGCTCAACGTCGCCTCGGTCAAGACCAGCGCCGGCAACGAGACCTACCTGCTGAATATCCAGGGCGCGACGGCATCGAGCTTCGCCTCGCCCCAGACGCTGGGCAGCGTACAGGTCTCGGTCGCCGGGCAGTACCTGATCCCGGTGACGGCCTTCTTTGGTGGGGTGTTCTACCCCTATCTGCGGCTCCAGCTCGTGCTCAGCGGCACGGCGCCGTCGATCAAGATGGCGCCGGTGTCGGGCACGACCGGCGGCTGCTTCGCACTGCCGTTCTCCGGCTTCTCCACCGCGTCGACGGCCGACCTGACGACGCTGTTCGGGATCGCGGCGCAGAACCTGCAGCAGTTGTCGGCCTCGTTGGTGGCGTGGGCCAACGGCACGGCCACCGGCGGCCCGAACGGCAACGGCGACTACCCGATCTACGACGCCAGCGGGGCAAGCACCCTGGCGCCGAGCTTCGCCGCCTATGCCGCGACCGTGAAGCAGGGCGCGACGGGGCCGGCCGGCCCGGCTGGCCCGACAGGCCCGGCCGGAACCACCAGCTACACCGGCCTGGCCAACATCCCCACCGCGCTGACGCTCGACGCGAACGGGCGGCTGGAGGGGACCAACATCGCCGTCACGCCCGGCGGCGCCACACTGGCGTCGCTCGTGCCCGCGCAGGCCGGCGCCGACGTCACGGGCCAGCACATCGCGGCGGGCGTCATCGGCCAGGGGCCCTTCGCCACCGGCACCGCCTACAGCCTGCTGACGGGCATTCCGAACGCCCTGCTGCTGAACGCCGCCGAACTGCTGGAAGCATCGAGCATGGCCTATGGGCCGGGCGTCCTGGTCTCCGCCCTCCAGCCGGCGCAGGCGAACGCGGACGTCACCGCGCAGAACACCGCCGCTGCGTTTCTCGGGCAGTCGCCCTGGGCCACCTTCACCACCTACACGCCGACCCAGGTCACCCAGGTGGGCAACAACCTCCTGGCCAACGGCGACTGCACCCGCGGGACCGACAATTGGACCAAGGCCGGGAGCGGGACGCTGAACGGCTCCAGCTACGGCGGCCCCAGCAACCAGGCGTACATCTCGGCCGTCGTCAACGGCATCTGGTACAACGACACCCCGGTCACGGCCGGCCAGCCCTACAGCTTCCAGGGCTGGGTGAGCGCGCTTGGACTGTCGGCCGGCTACGTCCGCATCATCATCGAGTGGATGAACTCGGCGAAGACCTCGGTCATCAGCAGCACCACGGTCGCCGCCTGCGCAGCCGGGACCAACTGGACGCAGTACACCCTGCCGAACCAGACCGCTCCGTCGGGCGCCGCCTACGGCCGCATCCTGATCGACACCGCCAACACGAGCGGAACCGAGCAGGCGGCGACCTTCAACACCAGCGGCAACGTCGTGGTCGGCTGGGCCCAGATGAAGATGGAGCAGGGCGCGGCCTGCACGCCGATGTCGGCCCAGAGCACGACCTCGGCGCTGTACAGCAACGGCACCTCGATCAACGCCCTGCAGCCAGCGCAGGCGAATGCCGACCAGACTTCGCTGAACACAGCCGCTGGCTTCACTGGTCAGGGGGCGCTCGCGACACTGAGCAGCCTGGGTCTGTACGGCGGCCAGATCATAGGCCTCCCGGCGGCAATCGCCAGCGCCAACCTGGTCGGCGGCGCCTACATCTCGGGCAACTACCTCTACAACCCATCGAGCGGCCAGAGCATCCAGACCTACTGGCCCGCGACCACGGCTGCGGACAAGACCGGGAATGCGACGGCGGCGGCCGTGGCCGGGCAGTCGGCCTGGGCGACCTACTCCGGGTTCTCGCCAGGCCAGACGTTCGCGCAGGGCGCCAACCTGATCAACAACGGCGGCTTCAATCAGCAGTTGAACACCTGGACCGACACCTCCAGCCTGG